AGGTAATGTAGCAACACCTCTTGATGTTCTTAACAGAATGGCAAGATTGCTTGATGCTGCTGATGTACCTTCAGATGGTAGATGGTTTGTAGCTGACCCAGTATTCTGGGAAATCCTAATGGATGAAAACAGCAAATTTATCAGCAACGATTTCGCTGGTGGTCAAGATGCTGGAGACATTCTAAGGAATGGTAAAGTTACTCAAGGTATGATTAGAGGTTTTAGAGTTTATAAGTCTAACAACCTTCCATACTTAGGTACAGGCCCAGGAACTGTAGCAACTGCTGGTTCAGAAACTAACTTCGGAGTTCTTGTCGCAGGACATGACTCTGCTGTAGCGACTGCACAGCAACTGTCTAAAACTGAAAGCTATAGAGATACAGCTTCTTTCGCAGATATTGTGAGAGGACTTCAACTCTATGGTCGTAAGATTCTTAGACCAGAAGCTATTGTTACTGCTCAGTACAACAAGTACAGCACTTAATAAGTAGCACTTTGGGGTAGCTCCACTTTTGGGGCTACACCCATTTTTTATATAGATTTATCGGATAACCTAATCGTGGCAACTACTTTCATTGACCTTACAAATAAAGTACTAAGACGCTTAAATGAAGTAGAACTTACTTCATCAGATTTTAGTAGTGCATCAGGTGTCCAGGCTTTAGCAAAAGATTCAGTAAGAGATGCAATAGCTAAAGTCAATCAAGCAGAATTTGAATGGCCTTTTAACTCAGCCGAACACACTCAAGTTATGGCTGTTGGTCAAGAAGAATATACTTGGCCTACTTTTTTTAAAGTGGCTGAATGGAACAGTTTTCAAATACAAAAAGATGATAGTATTGGATCAGACTACAAATCTTTAACTTTTATAGAAAGAGATGTCTGGTATAGAGATTATCGAGACCAGGATGATAGTGCTGGTACTTCAGGAACAAGCATACCTGATTTTGTATTCCCTTCTCATGGTAATGGTTATGGCGTTAGCCCTAGCCCAGACAAGGCTTACACAGTTAAGTTTAGATATTATTTAACACATACAGGTCTTGATTTGTATTCAGACACTTCAAGAATACCAACTAATCATGATGCTGTAGTTATTGATGGTGCACTTTTCTATATGTACTTATTTAAAGATAATATGGAAGCTGCTCAAATTTCTGCTGGTTCATTCCAACAAGGAATTAAAGAAATGCAATCCATTCACATCAATAAGTATGAAAGTGTGAGAGATAGACGAGTTAGGTTCTAATGGCTGATCGTGTCCAATCCTACAAAGTAATATGTAGTGGGGGATTAAACAGCAACGAGAACCACTTGGATCTTGCTGAAAATTACCCAGGCGTAGCAACTCGTTTAGTTAACTACGAAATATCCGATTATGGTGGATATAGAAGGTTAGAAGGCTTTGACGAATACGATACCAATTATGGAGAAGTAGGAGTAGGTTCAGCAGAAGGCAAAGTTTTAGGAGTATTTTTATTTAAAGATACTACAACGCAACAAGATATGATTCTTGCTGCAAGGAAGGACTCAGGAGCTAATACTTACAAATTTTATAAGTATGTTTTTGGGGCAGGTTGGGTAGCACAATCAACAGGTATTACCCACAATACTGTAAAGAATACCCTGACTGTATCTAAGATTAGACACACTAAGTTTAACTTTGGGTCAGGAAACCATATAGTTTTTGTAGATGGTGTTAATCATGCTGTCGTATTTGATGGAACTAATTGGAAGGAGATAAAAGTAAGCAACTCTGGTGGTACAAGTTCCCCAGGTGGTGTGATGGCTTTAGATGCTCCGACTGTAGTAGAAGTTTTTGAAAACCATTTATTTCTAGGTTCTCAAAGAACAAAATTGTCAGTAGTAGCCTACTCTGCACCTCAAGATCCTTTTACATGGACAGCAGCAGCAGGTTCAGGACAAGCACAGATAGGTTTTGATTTAGTTAATTTTAAACCTTTTAGAGATGATTTATTTTTATTCGGATCTAATGAAATTAAAAAATTAACTGCTGATGTCTCTTCTGGATTTAATCTAGGACAAGTAACAGCCAATGTAGGTTGTATAGCTAGAGACTCAGTTTTAGAAATAGGTGGAGACTTAGTGTTCTTAGCTCCAGATGGTTTAAGACCAGTAGCAGGAACATCAAGGATTGGAGATGTTGAATTAGAAACAATATCAAAACCAATTCAATTAATATTAAGTACTCTATCTAAAGATTTTGATTTAGATACTTTAAATGGCTTAGTCATAAGATCTAAGTCTCAACTAAGATACTTTGTTGGAGATGATAATACAGCAGTCATAGATAGTTTTGGAATTATCGGTGGCTTGAGAACATCAGATCAAAGGATAGGTTGGGAGTTTGGGGAGCTTATAGGTATAAGAGCTTCATGTTGCACTTCAGGTTATGTAGGTACAAACGAGGTCGTTCTACATGGCGATTATGATGGAAAGATTTACAAGCAAGAAAATGGTAAAACTTTTAATGGAGCAGATATAGTAGGAATTTATACTACTCCTTATTTTGACTTTGGGGATACCGAAGTTAGAAAGACACTTAGAAAGATTAATACTTTTGTTAGAGCTGAAGGCCCTTTCACAATGAACCTAGCTGTAACTTACGATTGGGATGACCCAAATACAGCAGTTCCTAATTCGTACTCGGAAGAGTCGCAAGGAGCACCAGTTAGATACAAAGGTACTAATATTAATTATGCAGGAGCTAACATTAACTATGGGGGAAATGATAAACCGATCATGGTAACAAATGTTCAAGGATCAGGTTTTGCAGCACAAGTTACATTTGTAACAGTTGGGCAGTTCGACCCCTATTCAATTCAAGGAATAGTTTTTGAGTTCTCAGCAGCAGGGAGAAAATAATAAATGGCAGGATATACTAGACAGTCAGTAGCTTCAATTATTAATGGTGCTAATATTACAGCACCACCACTTAATGCTGAATTTAACCAATTACTAGCAGCGTTTTCAGGTTCTACAGGACATGGACATACAGGTGGATCAGGAGATGCTCCTAAGATTCCTTTAGCTACTTCAGTAAGTGGTTATCTACTACCTTCTAATGGTGGTGTTGGTGGATTAAATAATACTACTGCAACAGCAAATCCTGTTGTTGGAGATGATGGTGCTGATGGTTATGCACCAGGTTCAATATGGCTAAACACTAATGGACAGAAGTTATTTGTTAACTTAAACAATTCTTCTGGTGCTGCTGTTTGGTCTCAGTTTGTTGTTAACAATGCTTCAAATCAAATTCTACCTCATACAGATAATACTGTAGACTTAGGTTCATCTTCGTTTGAGTTTAAGGATTTATACATAGATGGCACAGCTTATGTAGATAGTTTAAATGCTGATGCTGCTTCTGTTGGTACTACTCTCGGAGTTACTGGTGCAGTTACCTTCGGCTCAACAGCAGCTATTACAGGAAATACTACAATAGGTGGTACTCTTGGTGTAACAGGTGCTACTACTTTATCAAACAATTTAACAGTTTCTGGAACTACTACAGTTGCAGGGGCTACAACATTAAATGGCAATACCACAATCGGTAATGCTTCTTCGGACACAGTTACAGTTACTGCTCAAGTATCTAGTAATTTAGTCCCATCCTCAGACAATGCAAGAGATCTAGGAAGTTCATCTAAAGAATGGAAAGATCTATACATTGATGGAACTGCAAACATTGATAGCTTGGTTGCTGATACAGCCGATATTAATGGTGGTTCTATTGATGGTACAGTTATTGGTGGATCTGTTCAAACCTCTGGACAGTTCAGTTCTGTTACTTCAACAAACCTAACAGCTTCAGGTGCAATTTCTTTTGCAGCAGCTACTATCTCAAATCTAGGTACAGTAAATACTGCCAATATAGATGGGGGTACTATTGATGGGGTAACACTCGGAGTTAGTTCCCCTATCACTAATGCTCAAATTGATAATATTAATATCAATGGTTCTGCAATTACTTCAACAAATACTAATGGTAATATTTCTATTACTCCAAATGGTTCTGGAGAAGTAGATATATCGAAAGTCGATATAGATTCAGGAACAATAGACAATACTTCTATCGGAGCTACAACAGCTTCAACAGGTTTATTTACAACAGTAGGTACAAGTGGATTAGCCACATTAGCTTCTGTTGATGTCAATGGTGGTAATATTGATGGTACTGTAATAGGAAACTCTACTCCTCAAGCAATTACAGGTACAACAATTACTGCTAACTCAGGATTCGTAGGTGGAGTTACAGGTAATGTAACAGGAAACCTAACAGGTAATGTTACTGGAAATGTTACTGGAAATCTTACAGGGGATATAACAGGTAATATTACTGCTTCATCTGGGGCTTCTACATTTAATAATGTTACAGTCAATGGAACTTTAGATGTAACAGGAACAACTATTGCAAATGTTACTGACCCAAGTTCTGCTCAAGATGCAGCTACTAAAAATTATGTAGATACTGCTGATGCTCTAAAAGCAAACATAAACTCCCCAAGTCTAACAGGAACACCTTTAGCACCTACTGCTGCTGCTTCTACTAACACAACTCAAATAGCTACAACAGCGTTTGTATCAACAGCAGTTTCAAACTTAGTAGACTCAGCTCCTGGAACACTAGATACACTTAATGAACTAGCTGCTGCTCTTGGAGATGATCCAGACTTTGCTACAACAATTACAGATTCAATAGCTACTAAACTTCCACTAGCCGGTGGAACAATGACAGGAAACATAACTTTAGCTGGAGCACCTTCAGCCAATCTTCATCCTTCTACAAAATTATATACCGATACAGCAGACGCTCTTAAACTAAACCTCTCAGGTGGAACTATGAGTGGTGCGATTGCTATGGGAACTTCCAAGATCACAGGAATGGGAGACCCAACATCAAACCAAGATGCTGCAACAAAAGTTTACACAGATACTCAAAGAGATACTAGACTTGCTCTTTCTGGTGGCACTATGTCTGGTGCTATCGCAATGGGTACAAACAAAATTACAGGTGCAGGAGATCCTACTTCAGCACAAGATGTAGCTACTAAGAACTACATAGACACACTATTTGGTAGTACCACTTCTGCTGCTGGTTCAGCAAGTGCTGCTGCAACCTCGGCAACTGCTTCGGCTAATTCAGCCACAGCTTCAGCAAGTTCAGCTACTGCTTCGGCAAACTCAGCGACTGCTGCTGCTGCTTCGTATGACCAATTTGATGACAGATATTTAGGTGCTAAGTCTTCAGCCCCAACAGTTGATAATGATGGCGATGCTCTAGTTGTAGGTGCATTATTTTTTGACACCACAGCTAACGCTATGAAGGTTTATTCTTCAGGTGGATGGGTAGCTGCTGGTTCTTCAGTTAATGGTACATCACAAAGATATGACTATGTTGTAGGTACTAACTCAGGATCTTACACAGACAGTTCAACAACAACTTTCCCAGCGACTTATGATGCTGGATATGTAGATGTTTACCTTAATGGTGTTAAGCTCGTAGTCGGTACAGATGTAACAGCTACTTCAGGAACTAATGTAGTTCTAGCTTCGGCAGCAGCGACAGGAGACAATATATGTATCGTAGGCTATGGAACATTCCAATTAGCAAACTTCTCAGTAGGAGAAGCAAATGATGTAGACCTAACAGGTAATGCTAACAATGCTATCCTAGCTTTTGATACTACAGACTCAAGATTTGAACCCACCCTTACTCCAACACTAACTTCATTAACAACTACAGGAAATGTATCTGTAGGTGGTAACTTAGATGTTACTGGAAGTTTTGATATGAGTGATGCCAATATTACTAATATAGGTAGTATTGCACTAGACACAATTACAGATGATGGTGGCACAATAACCCTAGATTCATCAGGATCTATTGTTCTTGATGCAGATAGTGGGGATGTTAACTTTAAAGATGGTGGGGTTGAAACATTAAGATACTCGTCTTCAGCAGATGGGCCACAATTCTTTTCTCCAGTAGCAGACAAAGATATTATTTTTAAAGGCAAAGATGATAGTTCAACTATTACAGCCCTTACTCTTGATATGTCAGCAGCAGGTAAAGCCATATTCAATAGTGGTGCATCCTTTAATGGTTTTGTTACTTATGGTGTAGATGGAACAGGACAAGATGTTAGGTTTTATGGAGATACCTCAAGCAGATATGTTGATTGGGTAAGTGGTTCTGATGCAATGCTATGGAGAGATAATACAAAAGCATTATTTGGTACTGGTTCAGATTTACAGATTTATCATGATGGTTCTAATAGTTATATACAAAGTTCAACAGGAAATCTTAATATAACAGGTGGATCTGGTGCTGGAACACACACTCATGCAACATTTACAGGAACTACTGGAAGAGGAATAGCTTTAAAATCTGGACAAACTGGGGGACAACATAATGGTAAAGCTATAATAGATGCTCAAGATACCGAAAGTGGTGGTGCTAGTATGGATTTCCAAATTGGTGGCAGCACTAAAATTGCTATTGATAATGATGGTCATGTAGGATTTGGGCAAGATTCTCCAAACACACAAATTCATGTAGGGAATGGAACAGAAACCGATTCAAGAATACAAATAACACATGAAAATGTTGGTGGTTTCGGTGCGTTAGATATTGATTCTCATGGATCGGCTACACTTAGACTACTTTCAAACTTCTCAGGAAGTACAATGAATGGTGTTGCTACAGGTAAGTTTGGTTTAATGACCCCTCATGGTAGGGACATTGTTTTTGGAACTAATGGTACTGAAAGATTTAGAATATCCTCTGGTAAAACAGGTATTGCTTTTAATAGTGATACTGCACAAGCTAACCACTTAGACGATTATGAAGAAGGTTCTTTTACTGCTACCCTAGCAAATACAGGAACTAGTCCAACACCCACAGGAGCTGGATACTACACTAAAATTGGTGGTGTTGTTTATGTCTCTATGTACTTTGCTGGAATTACTATAAATAATGCTGGTAATACCCAAATTCAAGGACTGCCTTTTAGTGCAAGTGTTCCTAATGGTGCGTACTCAATTTGCCATTATTCACATGGTACTATAATAGCTTCTGGTTCTGGAGGTTATTTTTCAGGAACTAGTATAGACCTTATTGGAGAAAATTCAACAGGGTACAGCAACTGGAACGTAGGAAATACTAAATATGGTATGTGGAGTGGATTCTATTTCACAACACAATAAAAAATTTATTTATGTTTAGTGGATGCTAGACATGGACTTTAATAAAGGAGAAAAAAATGGCATTAGAAAAAATAATAAAAGAAGACAAGATTGAAATTGTCGGAGATTATAAAGTAGTTCAAATAAGGACAGCTACTTTGATCGAAGAAGATGGGGTTGAATTATCAAGCTCGTTTCATCGTCATGTAGTTAGCCCAGGAGATGATCTTTCAGAGCAAAGTGCTGAAGTACAAGCAATTTGTAATACAGTTCATACCCCTGAAATAATTGCTGCTTGGGAAGCCCATCAACAAGAACTACAAGCAGATATAGCAAGTTCTGATGAGACTAATTCAGGAGAATAATTAAAAATGACTAAAGCAAGAAGTTTATCAGATTTTATAGAGTCAGATGGCTCAGTTACGCTTGTCGATAATCAGAAGATTAAAGTCGGTACAGGTAATGATCTTGAGATTTATCATGATGGTACTCATAGTTATGTCTCTGATGTTGGTACCGGGGGACTTAAATTAACTGGTGGAGATGTTTATATAAGAAATCCATCAGATCAAGATATGATTTATGCTAGTTCTGGTGCTGCTGTAAAACTTTTTTATTCAGGCTCACAAAAACTATCAACAACTTCTTCAGGTATAGATGTAACTGGTACTAGCGACTTAAATGGTAATGTAACAATCGGCACATCTATTACAACTTTATTAACTGGTAATGATATTGATTTTCAAAGAGCAGGAGATTCATATTTAAGTCAAACAGGTGGTGGTTCTTTATTTATAAGAACTAATGATGGTAGCAGTAATAAGGTTAGATTAAATCTTTCTCCTATTGGAGACATCTCCTTCTACGAAGATACAGGCACAACAGCTAAGTTCTTTTGGGATGCAAGTGCTGAATCTCTTGGAATTGGAACGACTAGTCCAACAGAAAAGCTACACATTGACGATACAAATGCAGTTATAAAACTAAACGCAAAAACAAGTGGTAGTGGTGTTAGCTCAGTACAATTTGCAGACCAAGGGACTGTTAAATGGTCAGCAGGTATATCTAAAAACTCTTCTCAGTCAGGAGCAAATTTTAGTATATTTGAAGATGGGTCTTCTGGAAATCCAAGATTTACTGTTAAAGATGGTGGCTTAATTGGCATAGGCACTTCAAGTCCTGCAACTTATTTGCACATTAAAACAACATCTCCAACTATATCAATGACTGATACTAATAGTTTTTCTGATACTGAAGACAGATTTCAGATTAGAGCAAATGCTGATGTAGGAGTAGTACAATGGTTTGATAATTCTACATCATCGACAGCCAACATTATGACCTTCACTCCCACTAGTCGAGTTGGGGTTAACGAGTCAAACCCTGATAGAACTCTTCATGTAAATAGTGGGACAACTAATGTTGTTTCTACTTTTGAAAGCACAGATGGTACTGCTGCTATCGAATTAAAAGATAATGGGGGTACTGTCGAACTCTCTACTGCTGGTGGTAGCTTTGCAGTACAACCTCAAGGTGGAGCAGCAAATCTTACAGTAGATACAAATGGATTTGTAACTTTAAATAAAGAGGGAAATGATTATGGACTACAACTCCAATCATCAGGAACTAGATCTGGTTTTGTTATAGCCTATCCAAACGAACCAACTAACATTGATGGTTCTGCGTTAGTATTAGCTAGTGATGCATCTTTTAGATTGGGTACTGCTCAACATTATCATCACATAATGCAACAAGATGGTCGTACTAGCATAATGGGAGATGATCATGAAACCTTTAGGGCTGGGGCAGATAGGTTATGGTCTATGGGAGCAGGGGATTATACCCAGGGATCTGTTAGAGTTTATGTTTCACAAGGAACTGTAAACAATGGTTCAACAATAGATCTATTTGGTAATAGTTCAGCTTACACAGATATTGGTTATTGGATGGTTATAGAAGCCTTCCATTCAGGTAGAACCTATTATTCGAGTATAGGGCATATAGGTGGATATGGTTGGAACGCAACCACTACAGGGTCTGGGTATAGCTTTAATAACGCTACTGTAGCTACAGGTAGACAAAAACTTACATGGACTAATAGCTCTGGACATACAGCATCTTACAATATTGCAGCATATATATGGGGAGACCCATCAGTAGATGTTTATACTGGAGCTATCTCAGGATTAATTTAATAGGAAACAAAAATGAGCGATAACAATAATGAAAATGTACTACCTGGACTTACTGAAGAAGAACAAAGTAAGGTTTCTGTCAATCAAATTACAGACAAAAAGGTAAAAGTTTTTGTAGGTGGAGTAGAAACTGATATTCTCGAATCTGAGATGAATACACCTGATCCTACAGAAGCTGCTACACATGAGTTGGATGATGGTAGAGAATTAAAAGAAGTAGATGGAACAGACTTTACCCCCCAACAAAGATACTGCCATTTTGATTTTTTAGAGTCTAAGCATACATCTGAAAGAACATATCCTTCTATAGAGGAACAGTTAGATATGTTATATTGGGATAAAATTAATAATACTGAAGTTTGGAAAGAGACTGTAGATAAAATAAAAAAAGATACTCCAAAAACAGACACTTCTGATATGTCTAAAGTATTTGATAAATTTGGTAACTAGAAACAGATTCTGATTGAGGGAAGATACTAAATATAGTATAATTAGTATAGCAGATACTAGCAATGATGTAGAGTACACATAGGATACCTACTCATTATGCCTTCCGAACACAAACAAACCTATGATTCTTTTGTAGTAGATGGATTAAAGTTATTTGGTTTATCTGACGATCATAAGAATTACACATTAAGGGAGTTCACAAACTATTTTTTGTACCCCTTAAATCATAGAAAGATTCGATTTTTTTATGAGGATAGTCAACCTAGAGGTTTAGTAACCTGGTGCTTTCTCTCACATGAAAAATCAGAAGCCTTCTTCAAAGATGATTACATTGTCCAAGAAGAAGATTATGTAGCTGATGAGGGAGATCAGCTTTGGTGCATAGAATTTATTGCTCCATATAGTAACACTCTCAAAGTCGCTAGAGGGATGCAACAGCATTTCCGAAACCTTTACCCAAAAGGACATAAAACAAGTTGGAAACGATTTGGAAGAATGGACTACAAAGGCAGAGGATATTTTTAATTAGGAAATTATTATGGGATCTAAAAAGAAAACAACAGTCGTAAACGAAACTGGGATCGGAGATGACCAATTTGATACTCTTGCAGCAGGGCAAGAAGGTATTAGTGGTCAAGTAACTGATCTTGGCACAAGTTTAGACACTAGAGCCGATAGCATAGATGATAGCATTGGTACTGGCTTTGATAATATGGGGGGTCGTTTAGATATGGTAGACAGCTCTCTCGACACACTAGGCACAGATATGTCTACAGGGTTTGGGAATGTCCAATCCGATATATCAGGTCTGGGTACAGATATAAATAAGGGTTTTGAAGGCCAAGCTGAAACAATAGACACAGGCTTCAATACTCTAGGAACTCAAGTAGGAGAAGGCGTAGATGCAATTACATCTAATGTAGACACTCGTACAGGAGAACTAGGAGATCAAATAGGTACAGGTTTTGATACTCTAGGCACTAACATGGGTACAGGTTTCACAGATCTTACTGATGTAGTTAATACAGGTAATACAGCACTAGGAGATCAGATTACAGCAACAGGAAATGCTCTAGGTACTCAAGCAGAAGCTGGATTTGACGCTACTAAAACAAATATCGATGAAACAAAAGCTGCAATCGTAGCTGGTCAAGGAGATATGACTACTCTAATACAAGAGTATGGTGGTAATCTTGATGCGTATGCTACTGCATTACTTGAAGGTCAAGCTGCTGCTCAAGAACAAGTAGGAACTCTACAGGGTGGTTTAGATACTTTTGCTGAACAGTATGGACAAGATTATGCTCTTGCTGCTCAACAAAGAAATGAAATGACTTCAGGTATTCAGGGTGGTTTCCAACAAGCAGCAGAACAAGCTGGTAATATAGCTAACTCAGCAGCAACTGAAAGAATGAATCTATCTCAAGGCTTAACTGACTTAGGTGCAGGACAGGCTGGTTTAGGCGATGCTTTAGGATCAGGTTTCACAGGCATGGGTAAATTAGTTAGAGATGAAGCTGGTAATGTTATCGGACAAACAGTACAAAGTGCTGCTGATGTAGATACTGCTATCAGAGACTCAGCAGGTAATATAATTTCTAAAACAGCAAACTATGTTCAAGATTCTGAAGGAAACATTGTAGGAGTTCAAAATAAAACTTTTGCAAGAATAGCTAAAGAAATGGCTGTAGGATTTAATGATGGTTCAGTCGAAGCTAGAGCTGCTCAAACAGACTTTGGTAATAGATTGAGTGCTATTGATAATATTCTTAATGTTCAAGGAGATCAGCTAAATGATAGCGTAAGGGATTCTTATACTAAGCTATCTAGTTCTTTTGATGAACAGGGTAAACTTATAGCTAACTCAACTGACCAATTTGGTAATAGGATTTCAAGAGCTTTAGATGCTCAAGGAAATTTACTTATAGCTACATTTAATGAGTCTGGTAATAAACTAGATCAGCAGTCTCTAAGTATTAATCAGATGATGGGACAGATGGAACAGTTTGGTTATCGCCCAGGATCTAATAACAACATGGGAACTTTAGCTCCAGCAAGTAGACGAGTTCAACCTGCTTATGTTCAGTCTGGAAGAGGTCTCATGACTCCTTTCACTCAAACGAGGGAAGTAGCATAGAGACATGGCAGAAGGAGAAAATAGACTTCATCGAATTGAGTTAAAGCTCGATAAACTAGCAGAAGCAGTAGTTCAACTAGCAAGAATGGAAGAACGATTGGTTACTTTATTTAATCGTATGGATAGCTGGGAAACAAGACAAATAAAACTTGAATCCAGGGTAGATGATTTAAAATCAGAAGTACGAACTAATAAGAGTGCTGTTATGTTCGGAGAGAGATTGTTTTGGGTAGTTCTAACAGGATTAGTCGGAACTTTATTTTGGATTTTTAGAACATAATATTAAGGAGTTTATTTTATGGAGAATCGTAAGATTTCTCCTTCAGGCATTAATTTAATTAAGCAGTTTGAAGGGCTACATAAACAAACAGTCGAGGGCGATGTCAGAGCCTATAGATGTGTAGCAGGTCGTTGGACTTTAGGTTGGGGCCATACTCAGGGAGTAAGGTCAGGTATGAGAGCTACCATAGAGCAATGTGAAGAATACTTATTAGAAGATCTAAGAGAAGTAGGACAGTACATTAACGCACTTGTAGAAGTACCTATTAACCAAGCACAGTTTGACGCTCTTAGTTGTTTTATATTTAATTTAGGTGGTGGCAACTTTAAGAAAAGTACACTCCTTAAAAAGTTAAATAAAGGCGAATATGACGAAGTTCCTGCTCAGTTAATGAGATGGAACAAAGCTAGAGTAGATGGAGTGCTAACTGCCCTTCCTGGATTAACAAGAAGGAGAACAGCAGAAGCTGCCTTATTTAGTATGGGTACTCCTCTTGCTTCTGAAGAAAATGGCGAACCAATGCCACAGAAGATAGAAGAAGAAAAAAAGAAAAGTTTATTTGGGAGATGGTTTAAAAATGATTGATAAATTAATAGAACCTGTAAGTGATATAGTAGGAAAGTTTGTAAAAGATAAAGACTTACAAGCTAAACTAGATCATGAATTACAGACTCTTTTCCATCAAGCTAATTTAGCTCAAATAGAAATATTAAAAGAAGATGCTAAATCAACTAATTGGTTTCAAAATTCTTGGAGACCTTTCGTGGGATGGACTTGTGGTGTTGCGATGGCATACCACTTCATACTACAGCCCCTTCTTCACACAGTTTTAACAGCATCAGGAGTCCAAGTAGATCTTCCTGATTTTGAGTTTTCTCAATTATCTACAATCTTAATGGCGATGCTAGGAATGTCCGGACTAAGGTCTTATGAGAAGACAAAGAATGTGCATGGCAAATAATGGTAAAAGAAGCATTAAATGAAAAATCTAATCTAACAGTTAGTTTAAGCTACTTGGCTCAAATAATATGTGCCATTGGAGCTGTAATTTACACATATGTAACTTTAACAGCAGAGATTACGCAATTAGAAAACCAAGTTGCGTTAATGAAAGATGATTTAAAAGAAGTTCAAACATGGACTAGAGATTGGGAGTCAGGGGGAATATTACCACTTGATGTATCACAAAATGAACAGATTAAATACTTAGAAAAAGAATTAGATCGGCTTCATAAACAAATGTATGGAAATTAAAAACTATGGCAGAGCAACAACAAGAAAATCCTAATAGTAACGCAGTTGTAGGTAACGCAGATGCTATACCAGGTAATGTCCCTGTAGAAATGGGGTCAAATACTGATGTAAGCCCTAAAAGACAGGATCAACTTTTTGTTGGGAGTCCAAATAATTCTAGTGATAACATGGACACAAGTGGGGATAGTAATAGAGTAACTACTGTTACACCAGCACAAACTACAGGAAATCAAGTTGTAGGGCAATCAGGTATAGACCCAACTAGGTTAGCAGGAGAGCTTGTATCAGATCCTAGTCAATTCATGAATAGTGATATGACTCTCGCTGACAAAGTAGAAGGAATAGATCCTAACACCCCAGGAACAAACATAGATGGTACTAAGTTTGATATGGATGCTGATGCTTTAGCTGTTACAGGACAAACAGGAGTAGTTAATCAATCTACAGGAGTAACAGAACAAGACGCTAGGACTTATACTGCTGAGACTGCTGCTGATAGGGTAGCCGGGCAAGATATATCTGGAGCTACAGGAGAAGTTAGTGATAAAGCTACAGTAGATGCTGATGGCATTGTAGTTGATGTAGATGATGTAGAATCAAGAGTAAGTGGATTTGCTACTCAGAATATATCTAAAGTAATTGATACTTCTACCATTGCAGGAAAAATATTAGCTGAACAATTAGGAGAAGGTAACTATACTGATTCTAAGTCTACAGTTAAAGGGCAGATGGATATTCTGTCAAAAGAATTTGTAGACGCTAATGGTAATCCTAAGATACCTACTTGGGCTGCTGGAAGTGCTAGAGCTGTGTCTCGTATGATGGCTTTTAAAGGAATGACAGGAACTGCTGGAACAGCAGCTATGGCTCAAGCTATCATAGAAGCATCTTTACCTATAGCTCAACAAGACGCTAAATTTTATCAAACTGTTACTTTAGAAAACCTAGATAACAAACAAGAATCAATTATAAATACAGCCAATATTATTTCTAAAATGGAAATAGCTAATTTAGACGCTAGGGAAACTGCTGCTGTCGTAAACTCTAAAAACTTTATGACTATGGATTTAGCTAACTTAGATAATGAGCAACAAGCTAATATCATTAACAATCAAAACAGAGTTCAATCAATTTTAGAAGATCAAAAAGTAATTAATACACAACGATTATTTACTGCTGAGAATCAAAACGACTTTGCTAAATTCTACGATCAATTATCTTCTAACATTAATATGTTTAACACAGAACAGCTTAATGGCATGGAGCAATTTAATGTAAGTGAAGCTAATGCTATTAATCAATTTAACTCTCAATTAGAAAATGGCAGAGAACAGTTCTATAAAGATATGCAATATAATATTGACTTAGCTAACACTAACTGGAGACAGTCAATTACTCTAAAAGAAAACGATCAACTCTTTGAAGCTAATGCTAGAGATGTTCAAAATATGTTTAACTTGTCTACAGAACAATTAAATAGAATATGGGATAGAGCAGACTCTCTTTTAGACTATTCTTGGAAGTCTAGTGAAAACGAATTAGATAGAGAAAATAAAATTGCTTTAGCTAAGATGGAATTAGAATGGCAAAAATACTCAGCTAGAAAAGCATCTCAAGGGGCTATAGGAGAAGGAGTAGGTAGATTAGCTGCTGCTGCCTTACCATTTATATTCTCAGATGAAAGATTAAAAGAAAATATTAGAGAAGTTGGTACATCTTCAGATGGTCATACTTTATATCGTTGGGAGTGGAATGAAAAAGCTAAAGAGCTAGGAGTAGATTCACAAATAACATTTGGAGTACTGGCTCAAGAAGTTAAAGAAACTGATCCAATGTCAGTAGTAGAAACAGATGAAGGTTACTACGCAATAAACTATAAGGGGTTAAGTTAAAATGGCCGATACTTTTGAAGATATAATAAGACAATCAATTAAGTCTTTTAAGAAAGGCAAAATGCCTGACCAGACTAAACAACTATTAGAGGAAGAGGGGGGAGAACTAAAATACACTCCTGAATATTTTGATGAGTTAGAAAAAGAACTTTTAGAAAAAAAAGAAAAAGCAGATAAAAAAGAAGCTAAGAAATCTAAAGGCAAAAAGAAACCTAAAAAAATGTCTGAGGGGGGAACTCCAAGTAAAGTTGATTTTGGGGTAGATGCTCTAAATGCTGTAGCTGGTATAGGTGGGGGGATAGCTGATGCTTACGCCAACGCTGCTGCAAATACAGATAAATCTAAGTTTGTAACTCAAGATCCACCAAGGAGAAGATAATAATTATGGCACAGATACCTACAAAATCTTTTGATGCTCCAATACCAGGAGAAAACTACACTTCAGATACTAAAAACTATCCCTGGCATAGACCAGCAGATATTATTAACTACGATGAAGCAATAGATTACTCTTTAGAACAGCTCAGTACTGCTGAAGCTAGTCATTCTATTATGTCTTTATTAAGCGTAGATGTAAGTTTACCTACTGTAGTAGACATATTTTTAACTTCTCAAATCAGTAGAGGTAAATTTCCTATAGATTTAGCTATCTTAATATCCGGGCCTATAGCTCGTTTCTTAGAGATTATGGCTAAGATGTATGACATTGAATACACTATGGGTAAAGACAATACCCCACAACCAGTAACTCCAGCGTACTTAAAACAAGTAATGGATAATTCTGAAGTAGATGAAGAAGAAGCAGAAGTAGTTTCAGAAGATATAAATGAAATACTTAATCCTGGAATGGGGTTAATGGGAGCACCTTCTCAACTAGAACAGGAAATGATGTTAGGTCAAACTGATGTTATAGAAGAGGAAGAAGAAATTATAGGGGAAGAAGAATAATGTCAAAAGTAATGGGATTTGGTGGTGGTTTTGCTAAAGGCTTTGCTGAAGGCATGGCTGACAACCTAGATAAATGGGCAAAAGAAGAAGGGGATGCTGCTGTTGTTGCTTCGGCTCGTTATGAAGAAAACCGAAAAAGTTTCTTTGAACAAAATAAAGAAGACGAAGAAAAAATAAAACAAGCTGAAGCTATGATTGAACAGCTATACCCGAAGGCTGCTGATGTTGATAAAAGAGCTAGAACTACTGATGCTGTAGAACTTCTAAGGGCTGGTTATACCATAGATAAAACTTTAGACTTAATGCAAGACAGGATATATAAAGAAATACAGCAGACAGAAACAAAAGACTCTACTGAAGTTAAAACTGAAGTAAAAGATGAATCTGGAGATACTGAATTTAAAGATATAAACGATCAAACAGATGAGTTAATAAAAGATGTTAATACTGCTCTTAATGAAACAGACGAAAAGGTTGATCTGAAAGAGCCTGAAGTAAATGGTGGTGCAGGTGCTTTAGATATAGACAATAATACTTTTGATAAAGATGGAAAAGTAAATGATGAATCTGGGGATACTAAATATAATGCAGTAGCTGGTTTTAATATTGAAGCAGCAGATAAATCAGAAGATAAGGGATTCTTTGGTCGAATAGGACAAGGAATGGAGAATCGTAGAGCTAAAAGAATTAGTAAACGAGTAGACGAACTTACAGGAGTTTCTGCTGAAGAGAGAGATAAAATGTCTAAGGGTTTCCTTCCAACTGATTATGTCAGGATTGATGGAGAAGGTAGAGCCGAATTTAATCTTAAAATAGATAAAGACGATGAACTTAATGGCTGGGATTATTACAGATTAGAATTACAGGATAATGATAACTTCCAACAATTAGATAACCTAGGTAAAGCTCAATGGCTAACCCAAGCTGAAGGAGAGTACAAAGCTATCACAAGTGGTAAAAACTACGCAAAAGGAACTTATGTTGCTGAGTTAAATCGTGAAGAATTACTAGAGAAAAAGATTCTAGAAAACCCAGAAAATTATGATGATAAAACTGTAGCTAATAATAGGTTTATGTTAGACATCATCTTACCTATGAGAAAAAGTAATTTAGATATTCTTGGTAATGAAGATGGTAGTGCTTCTAGCACTAATAGAAGTAAATTAGTTTCTTATCAATTAAGAATTGAAGTGCCTTCTACAGAAGAAGGAGGAGAGCCTACTTTTAAAAGAAGGTCTGGACTACTAACTTCAGTATTTGTAGATGAAGAGTTTATTGCAGCTTATCCAGAATATGCAGACAAAGCAGGGCAAAGAGTTAATGTATATGAGATGCCTAATCCTAGTTATGGAGTTAATGCAAATTCTTCTTATTTACCTAAAGATCATGGTTCTATTAATAACGCAGAAGAAGATGATTTCGCAAAAGAAAGAAGAAATCTTTGGTCAAATATAGGATCAAAAGACTTATCTAAGACAGTAATAAATGGTAGGGCTGGTGTTGGTACTGCTCTAAGAAGTGCTTACGAAATAGACGAGATGGTTAGAACACAACCAGGAGTACTATTAGCTGGAGATAAAGTAGGAACTTTTGTAGAAGAACTTGGTAAAGATATTAGTTCAGTAATAGGGCTAGTTACAAGTACTCATGGGGAAGGTAAGAAAATATCTGAATCCCAGGCTTTAACAGAACTAGATAGCTATTACACAAGTGCTTATGGTGGTATAGGAGAATTATCAGAACAGGCTAAAACCCATAGATTATTCCAAATGAGAATGATTAAGTTTGCCTATGCTTCTGCAAGAATAGATGGCAACTATGGTCAAGGACTATCTGATAAAGATTTAAAATTAACATTTGAGTCTATATCCGGAGCTAAAGACTATGATACCTTCTCTAAAAACTTAAAGATGATAGTAGGACAATCTGTTAATGAGCTAAATGAAAATATTAGGCAATGGGGAAAAGATGGTAATGTCCAAGAGTACAGAGAATTAGGTGGAAAAATTAACCTTAAAAGCGTTGGAGATGATGCTGAAGAAGGTGGCTGGGGAGATGCCTATACTTGGTCTCAAACTCCTGTAGATGAGTGGATACAAAATAATCCTGTAAATGCTGCTGGAGAAACAATAGACATTCCTGATGGGCTTACAATACAATCCGATGCTCCGGGTGTATCCCTTGACCAATACCTAGTTGAAGAACTTAGAGAAAGAGGATTTAAAGTAGATGACAAATATCTAAACAGTTCTAATTTTAGAATTTTAAGTGATGGAACAGTAATAGGATACGAATAACTATGGCAGATACAAATTTAAATCAAAAACAATTAGACTTTTTAGATACCCTAGGACCAAAGGTTGAAGAAGAAGTAGAAACTGAAGAAGAAAATAGTAATGATTTATTTTCCCAAGAAAACATGGACTTTTTACAGCAGATAAAAAACAGAGCTGCACAAGATGCCAACCCTTCGTACATGGTTAATCCTTTTGAAGACATTACTATGGAAACAACCATAGAAGAGGTAAAAGCTAAATACCCTGGTAATATACCTCTACAACAAATAGTTGCTTCTGATGCTTACATAAATGCAACGACAGAAGAAGAAAAACAAAACCTAATAGAAGAAGGAATTAATGCTTTTAATGACCAGGTTTATTCAGGTACAGGTTCAGCAGAAAGTGGGTTTAATGTTAGAAGGCTAACAGGGGGCAGATATGTAACTGTTGTAGACCAGCCAAAACTTGAAAAAATAAAGAACTCAGAAAAATATAAAACTGCTGTAGCTAATAACGATCAGGATAAAATTAATCAATTAGAAGCCAATGCTAATGTTAAGTATGCTGTTAATAGGCCTGGGGGAGATGGCTCTCTAAATCCTTTTGCAGCAAGTAGTTTAGATGATAACCAAGAAAGAGGATTTGTAGGAGCAACTCTTGATTTTGTAGAAGGGTCTGCAAAAAAAGCCATTAAAGAAGGGGCTGAATTTGGGGAAGGTTTGTTAGAGATGTATGGGTTTAACGACCCAGATACAGACTATGTAAGTCAAAACATGGCAATATTAGCTCCTCAAAGTAAATACGAAGATCTTGTTACTGATATAGGAAGTATAGTAATAGGTGGGGCAACTGGGGCTGGATTAGTAACTAAATTAACTAAGATACCAGGGATTACTGGGCCTGTAGCCAATGGATTTTCTAAGTCTTGGGACAAAATAAGGAAAACAGCTAAGAACCCAGAAGAACTTTATAATGCTTCTAAGAAATGGGAAGCTGGTATTAGAGCGTACTTAGCTATGAGAGGTGGAAACATGGGGGCTGCTATAGCTACCCCAGATCAAGTCAAAGCTCTTTTTGGAGATGAGGTACTAGAATCCTTTGGTGTAGACCCAGAGAATAATCAAACACTATCTCATTTTATAGATAATGAATTATTTTCAGTAGGGTTAAAAACTTTAGGGATTATAGGCAGTCGTACTATTGGAAGCAAAGGTTTAGACCTACCTAAAAAAGCTGGTGGGTTTTTAAGGGGGTTTAAAGCTCCTTCAGACAAAGAAGCAGCCTTCATAGTAATGAAGAGTATAAACCAGGGATTAGATGATGCCCCATTAGAAGAAGTTGCTTATCACATGAGCATATTAAGTAGGGTTATCGCAAACAATGAAAACTTTGCTATAACTATGCTGGGTGGAGCTGAAAAACAAGTAGGCCTGGATACTGCTATGGCAGTAAGCCAAGGGGCAAAGGAATATGTAGAACAAGCGTATGCCCACTTTAAAAAATTAATGCCTGAAGATGAGTTCCAGGCTTTTATATTAGGAAAACAAGAAGAGATAGTCCAAGGTATTAATGGAGTTAAAAGTGGCTTCTTAAATAACCCTGCTGTTAAATCTGGATCAACTAATATAAATCAAAGTGTAGATAATATTATATCTGAGACAGCAGACGATATTGCTATAGGAACAAAAGTATCTGATGATATTACAGGGGAAGCACAAAAAGTAGCAGATAATGTTACAGAAAGTGCAGCAGCTAAAGAAATGGCTGATCTTGGTTTAGATGCAGTAGGGATAGAAGCTAAAGCTGTTCAAGATCAAAATAAAATTATTAATATGCTTAATGAAGCTGTAGAGAACAACAGTCTAGGTACTTCTGTAGCAGAGAAAACAGCGTTAAATGAATTAAGTGGAGAAGTTCTCTACAAGGGATGGAAAGATAGTTATACGAATTATAATAAACTTTTTCAGGCAATACCAGAGGGTGTATCTTTTGATGTGGGAGACTTTATTTCTACTGTTAATAAAAACTTTAAAACAATAGATGACCTCGACATTGTAACTCAAACAGCTACTAAGGCAGACCCTGTAGCAGATATGCTAAAAGCGTTTAAACCTCAAGCAGTCTTAGATGATGCTGGGGAAGTCGTAATGAAAGATGGTAAGGCAGTAATGGAAACTGCCGAAGAAGTAATAGAGAGAATATCTAAAGGAGATATAGACCTTAAAAGACTATACACAGAAATTAGACCTGCTTTATCCGGATCAATAACTACATTAAAAAATGCAGGAAACCCAGCATATAAGAAATTAATAAATATTAAAACTTATATAGATGATTTAGCAGAACAATCAGGGGATGACTCTTTTAATGCAGCTATGACTGCTTATAAAAACCATGAGGGAATTTATGGTAATACAGTTCAATTAAACACTTGGGAACAGAGTGCAAAACAGGTAGTAGACACAGTAGAGCCATCTATAGTGCCAGGATTTAAAGATACTACTCTTATATCTGTAGATAATATTCCTGCTGGTGCTTTAAAAGTACCTACAGCTATGGGCACACCTAAAGGGTGGGCTAATATGGTTGAAACAGGGGCTAAAATGCAGAACTCTTCCTTTGAGTCCTTAACCCCTGAAATAGTAAAATCTTGGATAAAAGCTGTTGGACAGGGTAGTGTAGAAGAAGTATCTCCACAGTATGTTAAACACTTAGTAGGATTAGCTATTAATGCTATAGGTAAAACTACACAAGCAGGAGATTCAGTAGGAAGCCAGAATATTATAAATGCTATACAAGATTATGTCGTAGTTCTTGAAAAGATGGGGACAAAAGAATCTCAGGATGCTGTCAACCTATTTAGAACTACTGTAGATGATCTTAAATCAGTAGAAGCTGGAGTTATTACTGCTAATGATTTAGTAGCAAACACTACTACAGATTCATTAAAATTATTAAAAGATGCTAAGTCTGAGACTTTATCTAAATTTATAAATAATATAACAACAAGTCCTGAAGTACTACAACCAGCAGAAATTACCAAAAGACTTACCAAAATGTTTAATTCTGATACAGCCATAACAGACATTAGAAGTTTAATGTCTAGGATAGATGAAACTGGAGATCCTATATTAAAAGAAGCACTACAGGCTCAATACCTAAGACACCTAAGAGATAAAATATTTACTAATAAAGGAATTGATCTACAGGTAAATACTCAAGGAAATGTATCAAGAGTAAATGAAGCAAGTCCAGCTTCACTAAATAAAATGTTGAGTCAGGATGATATGTCTTTTTCTATCTTAGATGAATTGTTTAAAAAGGGTACAGATGATGAGATTATTGGAACAGGTATTAAAAATATAATCGTTCTACAAAACTTAGCTATTAACCCTCAAGCAGTTAGACCTTTAACTATGGGTTCTTCTACTATTAGTGAAGCAGAGATGATGAAAGGTGTTAACCAGCTTATTACTTGGACTTTAGGTATTCTTAATCCAACAGCTACTAAAGCTAGATCTATAGCTTCAGGGGTAGTATCAGACGCATCTTCAAAAAATGCAGCAGCAGCAGAAGCCCTATTAGTATCTTTCTTAGTGAACCCAGCTTTTGCTAGAAACGCATTAGACCAAGCTGTAAATAATAGTGCTAAATTTGATAAAAAATCTTTCTTAGAAATGCTTACTACTTATAATATGAGAGGTGTTTTTACAGAGTATAAAGACACAGGCTCAGAAGCAGAACAGATGGATGCTATTATGAATATAAAAGCAAACCAGGCAATGCCTGGAGTTAGTGGTGGCCCGGTTCAATAGAGATGCCGGAGAAATGGAAACCTGACGAAGTAAGAGTAGATCGTCAAACCAAGAAAGTAACAAGGGTAAGACATTACTTACATCACACTCCTACCCAGGAGTTGCAAGAGTATTTAGAAAAAGGTTATACTAGACCTAAAGTTATACAAAAAGTATTAAAGGAGTTAACCCGAAGAAATGAAAGACCCAGATCCAAATGAATTAACAGTAGACAATGCGTATAAAACTAGATGGATTTGGTATCACACAATACTCGGATTAGAGCTATTAGTCGTAATATTAATACAATTAGCAATTTTAGTCATCTTAGCTATAAAGTTTTAAATTTTTACTACATTTATAAAAAACGACCTCACAGGAAGCCCATACAGGGCTTTTCTTGTATATACCCATACCAAAGCATCAAAAATACCTAAAACCTCTTAGAGAGCATCTCTGGGGTTCTCAGAGCAATAGGCAAAAAAAAGCCCCAATTAAGGGGCTAATTTCCGGAATAAGAGTAATTTTAACAATTAGGGAGTAATTATCTCTGAAGATGGAGTTACTATCTTAGATTTTGTCTCTTCTTCCTTGGGAGAAACCTGTTCATTAGATGCTGCTCTTTGATTTTTCTCAAAAAGATTCATCTCAAAAAGACCTCTATTCAATAACCAATGAACCATAGGTAGAGCATTGTTACTTG